AACTGGAGTTCTATCAACAGGAACGGGGAATCACTTGTCGCCTGGACGTGGGACGCCGGTTCTTCAACCGTGTCGAACACAGATGGCACCATAACTTCTCAGGTAAGGGCGAATCCCACTGCGGGGTGCTCGGTTGTTAGTTATACGGGAACAGGGGCCAACGCCACAGTTGGGCATGGTTTAAACGCTGTGCCAGAAATGATTATAGTTAAAAACCGTGACGCGGCACTTAACTGGAATGCATATCATGTTGGAGTCGATTCCTCAAGTCCTGAGGACTACTTTCTGAGGTTAAATTTTACTGACGCGATAATTGCTTCAGTTAAGCGGTGGAACAACACCGCCCCCACAAGTAGTGTCTTCTCAGTAGGAACTTCTGGTAATGTAAATGGTAATACCCAAGATTTGATTGCCTACTGCTTCGCCCCAGTCGAAGGCTTCAGCTCCTTTGGTTCGTTTACTGGGTCAACTTCAAATACATTTGTTTACACCGGAATGCGTCCACGGTGGCTGATGATTAAGCGGACTGATACTACTGGTAATTGGCAAATCCTTGACACCGAACGGGAAGGTTACAACGTAGATAATGACCCTTTGTGGGCAAACCTTGCTGATCAAGAGGGTACTACCGACATTGCAGATATTCTCAGCAACGGTTTCAAAATGCGTGATGGCGCTACTGGCGATTACATCTACGCAGCCTTCGCTGAACATCCTTTCAACACGAGCCGTGCTCGGTAGACTTTCCTTATCACCGCGGAACCATGCCCTACTACCTCGACGGCAGCGCAATCTCAGATAACCGCGCATTTGTCCACGGCGGGATTCAGTATCCCGCTAACTGGATTCGCCTTTCAACCCAGGAGGATCGCGACGCGATTGGCATGACTTTTGTGCCAGAAGCCCGCAACTGGGATCAGCGTTTTTACTGGGGCTACGACGGCAATGGCGATCTAATCCCCAAAGATCACGCTGATCTCGTTTCCCTTTGGACGGGTAAAACTCGGGACACTGCGGGCGGCTTGCTGCAAGGCAGCGACTGGATGGTAATTCGCCAGGCAGATAATGGCACAGCAATTGATGACGCCTGGAAAACCTGGCGCGAATCAATCCGCACGGCATCAAGCGCAAAGATCACCGCTATCGCCGCAACATCTACAACGGACGAGCTGCGGGCATACATTCTTGGTGCCGATTACCCTGTATGGCCACAAGATCCCAGTCAACCAGTTGTAACTGAATCCGACGCTGATACCGTTGAGGTAGGCGACGCAACTGCTGCCAGCGCTGGACCTGTGCCCATCGACACGCCGTAACCATGGCTATCCAACCCGGCAAATACGACATCACGCTGCAGCGCCGAGCTGATTACAGCGTGACTTTGCGGTTCATTGACAGCAACAGCGTCTCAATCGATTTGACAGGTTGGACAGTTGCAGCGCAGGTGTGGAATAAACCCCGGACCACAAAATACGCTGATTTTGCTGTGACCTACACAGACCGCGCAAATGGCACCGTTGCAGTCGCGCTGACAGACACCGAAACAGCTACGTTCCCAGACGACGCGTATTATGACGTCCTGCTCACGAACACTGACGGACTGAAAGAGTATTACCTTGAGGGCACCATAACTGTTTCTGAGGGGTACACCGCATGACTGCCGTTCAGGTCAGCTCAGTTAAAAACACGGTTGTTGTTACTGGTGATGCCGACACCAGAGTTGTCACGGTCGCGACCGCAGGGCCTCAAGGTGCAGCAGCAACTGTTGCAGCGCTAGAAGCTCGCGTTGCAGCACTAGAAGCTGTTGACTATCTGGTGCTGCAGGACGGCAACTAATGGCGGTTAAGTCGAAGACTGCACTGGGGCGGGTTGAGCACAAAGCCGGTCATCCCAAGACCACAAAACAAGGTTTCGGACAGCACTCACGGCCTCGCCGTCGTGGTAAAAAGCCCTTGCGGGGTCAGGGTCGTTAGCGTTAGGGCAGCGTTAGTGCCCCCGTGGATCGCCTAAATGTTGAGCTAATCGGCGGCATCTTGGCTATCGCCGTGCAGGCTGGTATTGCGGTCTGGTGGGCTAGCGGCGTCAGCTCCAAGATGTTTCACATCGAGCATGAGCTGATGAAGCTGAATATGAACGTGGAGCAGAACACCGAGTTTCGTATTCTCTGGCCGCGTGGCGAAATGGGTGCGTTGCCGGACGATGTTAAACAGGATTCCGCAATTCAGGTATTGCAGGCAGAGGTTGAGCGGCTTAGACAGCGGACAGTATGCGCCCGATAAATGGACCCCGACAAGCTAGAAAACTGGCGAAAGATTAAGGAAGTATTAGAACAAGCTGGGAAAACCGACTGCGATTACTACCGCCGAGCCGTTGTAATCCTGCAGGGCCGCAGGGACCCATGGCGCCCACCTTCGATAGACTGAATCCAACAGACCGCAGCCGTGGATCCGTTTATCACGCCATTGATCACGGCCGCAATAGTTGCTGGCGTTGGTGCGCTTTGGCGCATTGATAAACGTGCCAGCGTGATGGACACGCGGGTGGCGCTAATCCTTGAGCAAATCACGGCATTGCGAAGTGATCACAAAGAACGTCTCGACGATCACGAACGCCGGTTGCGTCGCCTTGAACAACAGGGCTAACTTTCAAGCAGTCAACGCCTCCAAATGGACCCCACTACCCTTGCCGCAATCGCAATTCTCGCCGCGGCCGGATCTGAAATCATCACCCTGCTGCCGATCCGCGAAAACAGCTGGGTCCAGCTGCTGGTCAAGGTGCTCAACGTTATTGGCAAAAAAAAGTAGGCGGCACAACTTGGCTTCTGCGCTTTGGCGATAAGGATTGGCGGCACCACGTCCACAAAGCAGCGCAGGATTGGAAATTCAGGGCCACTCTCAAACCGCGGCTAGATCGCGAGATTGAGGATTGGCATAAAACCCAACCTGCTGCGGGGCCGCCACCAATCATCAGCAGCGATGAGCTGCGCATATCTGCACCCTGGGCCACCGATGAGCAACCCGGCACCGATCAGTCTTGAGCAGCTGTTTCGCTACTACAAGGCGCTGCCCCACCAGGCCGCGGCAATTAAAGAACTAGAGGCCGACCTAGAGGCCAACGGCTACGAAACGGCAATGCGCCGTGATCGCGGCTGGTTCCAGACTTGGAGCCAAGACGGCAAGCAAGCCAATTTGGCTGCAGCCATCGCGCTGATTAAAGAGTTCGAGGGCGTGCACCTGAGCGCGTACCCGGACCCGCTAAGCGGCGATGAGCCTTGGACCATTGGTTACGGAACCACGCGCTACAGCGGCGGCGTGCCGGTCAAGCGTGGCGATCGGATCACGATCATCGAAGCCGACATGTTGTTGCGGCTTGAGGTGGACCGCATCGCTGAGAAGCTGCGGGCCAGCGTGCCGTTCTGGAAAGAGATGGACGACAACCAGAAGTCGGCTCTGGTGTCGTTCGCCTACAACCTCGGTTCTGGTTTCTACGGCTCTGGCGGATTCGAAACGATCAGCCGCTGCTTGAAAGAAAAAGATTGGGCCGGAGTGCCTGCAGCTCTGGAGCTGTACCGCAACCCTGGCACCAACGTCGAGGCTGGCCTGCTGCGGCGGCGCAAGGCTGAAGGCAAATGCTGGGGCAAACATCGGCCGCAGTATCAGCAGCAGACCGCGAAGCTGAGCATTGATGCGCCATTTACGGCCAGGATGACGCCGCACATCACCTTGGGCGAATTTGCGCTCGGTCAAGAGGCGCGGCGGTTTGTTCGTGCCGATCAGCTAGAGATCGCCGCTGAACTGGCGGCATTCCTGGAGCGGGTGCGCGTGGCGTTTGGCGGCAAACCCGTCATCATCACCTCCGGCTATCGACCGCCTTTGATTAATGCCGCGGCAAATGGGGCTAGCAACAGTGAACACCTCTACAAACCCGGTTGTGGTGCGGTTGATTTCTACATCGATGGCGCCGACATCTACAAAGTCGAGGATTGGTGCGACAAAAACTGGCCCTACTCAATCGGATACGGAGCCGGTAAGGGCTTTGTCCATGTAGGCATCCGCAGCAGCAGGGCTAGGGTTCGCTGGGATTACTAATCGCCAGTGCTGCTACCAGACCATGAAATTCGCCGGCTATGCCAGCGCAATTCCCTGCTGTCGCCGTTTAATGAGGAACAGCTAAACCCAGCCAGCTATGACGTGACGCTGGGCACCCAAATCATGGTCGAGGTGGCGCAAACTTCGGAGCTGCAGAAAATCCAGCTACACGGCCACACGCCCGACGATCCGTTTTGGATTCAGCCGGGCGAGTTTTTCCTGGCCGAGACGATGGAGATTTTCAATCTCCCCGATCACGTCGGCGCTCAGTTCGTGCTTAAGTCCAGCCGCGCTCGCGAGGGCTGGGACCATGCCGAGGCTGGCTGGGCGGATCCGGGCTGGTTTGGCAGCAGGTTGACCATGGAGCTGCGGAATCAGCGCCGCCTCCATCCACTTCCGATCTGGCCTGGCCTGCGCATCGGCCAGATGAAGTTTCTACTGGTCAGTGGCCGCGTTGAGAAGAGCTACGCGCAGACTGGCCGCTATAACGCCGACCTAGGCGTTACCGCTAGCAAGGGCTAACGTCCGACTGGCGGAGGAGACATGCCCCGGCCTAGCCAACCGGGGCTTTTTCACGGCAGCATGATCGCCGGGTTTTTTAGCGGTGCCATGCGCTGCCGCAGCACCTTGCCAGGCGCCTCTGCTGGATCATCCAGCTGCAGCATGGTGAAGCTATCGACGCCGTGCTTTTCAGCCCACCAGCTGGCGGCCTTGTGGGTGTCGAAGGGGCCGACGTGCCAGGGGCCGACCTTGAGGATGTATTGCATGGCGGGAGCGTAGGGGCAGCGGGCCGTTCCGTCTAGGTCAGGCGAGGTCGGCCCAAGTTGCGAAAGCTTCGGCGGCGGCGGTTTCGAGGGAGCAGCCGGTGCCGCGGCGGATCACCTCGGTGGACAAGGTGACGGAAGCGATCAGCTGGTCGGAGGGGCTGGTGATGCCGGCTGCGGTGATGGCGGCGAGGGCGGCGGTGGAGTAGGTCATGAGTCCGGTTCGGTTGATGCAATAACTATACACCACAAACGGGGCACTGTGGCAACAGGGCATGAAGCGATCCCAAAGAAACCCAGAAAACCAAGCCGCAACGGTGGCACCCGCTACCGTTAGCCAAGCGGCGGCTAGCCCATGCGGGCGTTTTACCTAGAAATCTCCGCCAAGCTGGTCTATCGCTCTGACAGCGATCCAGACGACTTGCCGGCTGACATTTACAGCCAGATCAGCGAGTTCATCCCGAGCGATGAGGACATCATCGATATCGAGGTGCAAGCTCTGCCCCTTCCTGCGGATCTATGTGGAACAGCATCACATTGATGAAACGCGCCTAGTCACGCGGCGCTCTGCCCGCGATCAGATCCACTTGGCGTGGAGTTACCGCTGCGCATACTGCGACGATCCGCTAGGCCGCTCGCCAACGCTCGATCACATTGTTCCAAAGGTGCACGGCGGCCTCACTGTCCGGGAAAACCTCGTGAGCTGCTGCCTGGCCTGCAACTCATCCAAAGGCCACAAAGACTGGACCACTTGGTTCCGCGCGCAGGAATTTTGGTCAGCACTCCGCGAGTGGGCCATTGCGCGCTGGCTGAACGGCGAGCACTAAACTGCAAGCTCGAAATTCTATTGAGGAATCTCGAAGCGTCCGCCGACGGCAGGCGACGGTGAGGGGAGGACTGCTCCGGCAAGCTCCCCACCTGCCACTATTTGGCCAGCAGTTCATCCAAGTACATCTCGGCTTGCCAGAGGTCCGACGAATACCTGCAGTAGCCATGCGCGCAACTGCGGTAGTAGATCTCCATGCCTTCCCGAAACAGGGTTTCGATGTAGCCGCCGTCCCGGTCGGTGCGGCTAACAACCTCTAAACGGTTCATAAAATTCGCACCTGGCCGCATAGCGTCCACCGCTTCGTTTTGATTCTGGCAAGGCCAGCTCGCAGCAATGCCGCTGGGTATCCCATTGCAGGCAGTCCCAGCACATCCGTTTGTCACCCGGTGGTCTGATCTGACTGACGGCCGCCTGGTAGATCACCTGGGCCTTTAGCAGCGCCTCCTGCAGCGTGATAGCGCCAGTGTCAGCTTCAATCTGATGCTCAGGTTTAGGCCCCAAAATCACGCGCGCGTGCCACGTTCGATCGGCGCGGTCGCAAACCAGCAGCAGGCGACCAGCGTGGAGCCGGATCATTCGGTTTCGCCCGCTGATGGCTGGTGGTAGATCCGCTCAAGCTGCATCGATGGCGGTTCAGGCTCGGCCAGCATCGGGTCGTCGCTGTTGGCCGCCACAAATACGCTTGGCCATCCCAGCTCTTTGACCACCACCAAGCTGGTCCTAGGACTCTTGACCAGAATCCGCAGCGCCAGGCGCTCTAGCAGGTTCAGCCCAGGCAGATACATCATGCGCCCAGTTTGGCGATGAGCCGATCCAAATACCAGCGGCATTTCTGGGCGTTTTCTAAAGGGTCACCCTTCAACCAAAGCCTCAGCAAATACTTGATCGCATTTCCATGGCAGTAGGCGGTAGGCATGTCTGGCGCGTCCTGAATGGCGCTTTCGATGATCTCAATCACTTCCACCGGGCCGCGGTTGTAATGCGGCGGATGGTTCACGTTGTCAGGCATCAAGCCATCCCCATGCGATACGTCGGCAGATTCGCCAGGCGTGTTTTTCATCGACATCAAATTCAAAGGCCAACTGCCGATAACTCCAACCCTCGTCGCGGAGCCGGCGCATTTTGCGGACCAGCTCCGGCGTGAGCAATGCGTTCAGGTTGTGCTCGCCGCGTTTGAATTTGCGGCCTTCAGGTATTACGCCCATTTGCCCAGCAATTCAGCGCGGCAAACCTGGATGGCCTGCTGGGCCTGCTTATGGGTGAACACCGATTGACACTCATCCATGGCCATGCAGACCTTGGCGTGGAGTTCGGCGTAGTCCGTGTCGCGGAAGTTGGCGGCAATGTCGGCGCAGAACTCATCCCACAGGCCCGTGTAGGTCTTACGGCGTGCATCGCCTACGGGCAACTCATCGCGGCCGCTGCGCCGGTAGAGCGATTCCAGAAAATCGGCGCGTTGTTGGTCTAGCTGTTGCTCGGTCATGGCTCGATCAGATTTTTGAGACGGTGGAGTTCGGCGCAGAGCTGCTCGCGGTTGCGAATGCCATGCGTGCCGCGTAGCTGTTCCACGCGGACGTCAATCAGCAGGCGCAGGCGGTCGCGTTCGCATTGCTGGCCGGCCCTGAACGTGTTGCTGCGATCCAGAAGCTCATAAAGCCTGGCACGGACGGGATCGGTCATGCCACCTCTACCTCGCAAGATGGCCAGCGGTTCTGGGCGTATTTGATCGCCGCGCTTTTGTTTTCTGCGCGGGTGATCCATGTGAGCGGCTTGGCGCCTTTCGGGTAGACGATCAGCCGATACTCCTTGGTACGGCTGCCGCTCTTTGGCCGGCTGACGCCCTCGCCATAGCAACCTTGGGGCTGGTCAGCCCATTGCAGCAGTGCGCCCTTGATCTCAGCCATTGGTGATTAGGTGGTTGTCTTTGTCGGGGTTAAGCCAGCGGATTTCGTCCCAATACTGAATCCAGCCATCGAACGCCTCAGCTTTGGCTTGCTGGAAATTCTCAGCCCGGATGCATTCCCGCACCGCTGCGCTTTCGATATAGAAGTAATAGGACTTCTCAGTCATATCGGGGATAGCGGTTGGCCATACTTGAGCGATCACCAGCAAAGTCTTGAACGTGCAGCCAAGCAGAAGCAGTGCGCGCTTGGGCTGCGTCTTCAGGGGTCTGGAAGTAGCCCAAAAATTGATAGTTGCCATGCATAAGCAAGTGAGCCTTGAATCGTTTTTTAATTGGATCCCAAATAATGTCGGGCTTATCAGTCATGGCGCACATACTCCTGAGTGCCGGAATGGGTGGAGCCATGGTGGGCAGTGGCGTCAAGGCCGATCATCGCGAAGGCGCCTGCAGCGATGACGAAGCAGAGCAGGTTGCCGAGTTTGTTGCTCATGTGGTGAGCGCCTTACGGACGCGGTAGGTGGAGAGGTTCAAGCGTTCAGCAATCCGCTGTTGGCTCATGCCAGTGGTGCGGAGGATGCGAACGCGGCGATCGGTGGAAGCGGTAAGCCAATCGATCACTGCTATTAGGAACAGCAGAGGAAGAAACAGCTTCCAGATCGCCAAGAAAAAAGTGGTGATCATGGTTTCATGGGCGGCCGGTTGGCCGTGCCGTAATTGTGCCCCGCCTACAGAGCACAGGCTAGGGCGTTGTGACAGTTGTTCACACAGCCCCGTCGCCTACAGCCAAGCTCACCGGAACCCGCAGCATCGGCTTGCTTTGCCCAGTAGGTCCAATCCGGCCCCAGCCCACTACAGCGGGGCTGACGTTCAGCTCGACAGTGAACCAAGAATGCCCGCAGGCCAAGCATTTCCGCTTGCGCGTGATGTGCCCCTGGTCATGCCCATTGGTCGCTGCGGCTCGAATGTTGCTGCTGCTGCACTTCGGACAGTTCACGGGTTAGCTATCGTTGGATGTACCCCATCCCTAGCATACGGTGAACTTCGGCGACTGGATGGCGGTGGACCTATCCACCGAGCAAAAATTCGAGATCGAAAAACAAGCCCGCAGCCTGCTCGAAAGCGAAGACGCGGGCGTATTTGCCGCAGCTCTGCTGAAACAGTGCTGCTATCAGCAGCAGCTGCTCCAACAGGCCGTCAACGAAATTGCCCGCCTGGAGTGCGAGCTGATGTGATCAGAACATGTCGCCTTCAACCTCGACCACCTGGCCGTCAAAGGCTGCGGCGAGCTTCTGAGCGCCATCGCCAGGATCCACCCAGTCGCGCGGAGGCTGGCCCACTGCGCTGATGTAGTTCAGCCCCGACTTGGCCTGTTTCTTCCAGCCGCTGATCGGCACCTGAACCGACCCGTACTGATCCGGGGTCTGGCTCATCACAAAGCGGCAGAGCGCGTCCAGCTCTTCCACCTTGATATTCATCATTCCCGAAAAGTCAATTTTGCTGTCGGGCTTGGTGCTCTTAAAGATGCTCAGGTTCAGCTTGAAGCTCATGGTTTTTTGTGGGTGATGGTGTTGGCCTGTTCAAATTGCTCCACCTCGGCCAATGGGTAGAGCACAACGCCGGGCGTCTTGAAATACGCCGGCCCCTTCTCAGCCTTGCGCCATCGCATCAGCGTGTCAGGGTGTAACCCCCAACGCTTGGCCAGCTGAGTTGCTGTCAAATACTCAGAAGAGTTCGCCATCCTCGACAGGCTCCGGCTTGGGTTGTTCCGCCACCTTGGCGTTTAGATCAGACACTGGCGAGGTGACCGTGACCTCTTCAATGTCGATCGCCTCCTCTTGCGTGTGGGTAATGCCCACCAGCAGCTCGGGCACATACAACCGGCCCCACATTGCTGCCGACCGATAGCGAATCATTAGCTCGGGCATGGTGCGCCATTTGCTGCCGCTTTTGGTCGCCCAGCCCTCAGCCTTGGCCATCGCCATGCTGACGGTGGGGCCAGTCAGATCCTTGCCGGTGGCTTTTTCCTTTGCCACGGCGTAGCAGGCCAGATCATCGCCTTTGCCCGACATTTCGTACCGCAGCGGCTCAAAGCGGCCGCAGCCGTTAATCAGCGCAATGATGAACTGGCTTGACCAGCTAGGCCGCCCGTGAATGATGTGCAGGTTTTGCATAACCTGCAGCGGGCTGAGGCCCATCCGGCC